CGCTTGTTTGTACACAGGCGATACCCATGCTATCTTACTGCGTGGATTATTCAATGCCCAATACATCATTTGGTTGGTAGCCATCATCGTCTTGCCAAACTGCCTACCGATACAAATCACATAGTATTTGTATTCCTCGTCATTGATGCTATTGTGTATCTTCTGTTGATTCGGATGGGGATTGTATAAGATTGCTTGTGCCAAAGTCTGCTCTAAATTTCATGTTACCTTTTATCTCGATTGTGCTTTGCTCAATGTACCCCCGCTTCTTTGCTTTACATTTAAGGTAGAAGATTGTTGACAATGGATTGCCCTTTGCAATCTGTTTGTGCAAACACGATTCAGCGAAGTCAAGTGCTACATTGTCGATGTCTTGACATAACTTTCTATACTCCTTGTTCTTCTTCAACCACACATAGTGAGTAGTCCTATCAATGCCAACAGCACGACACGCTGCTGTGATTATTCCCAACGACCTCTCCAATGCCATGACCATTGCTTGTTGTTGCAAAGTTATGCCTGTGCTAATAATAGTGTGTTTATCCGTTGAAGTAACAGTAACATCTACGTTGTCTGCTGTCAGTTTATTTTCCACAAACTATACATTTATCGGTTTCGTTACCTTCTTTTTCTTCACTTTCTGTTTCGCTGTCAAAGTTTGGTATGGATAAACCCCACTCCAATAATAAATTTTCATCCCAAGAATTTGCAAGTACGTCAAAATCGAAACTTCCAGTATTTGCATTTAATCGTATATTCAATTCTTTTTCGTCTTCAATGTTTAAATCTACAATTACGCACTCAATTTCTTTATATCCTAATTTTTGTAATTCTCTCACCCTAAAATGACCTCCAACAATATAGCCAGTTTGTTTGTTGAAAATAATTGGCTCGACAACACCAAACTTTTTTAGAGAATTTTTTAAATGATTCTCTTGCTTTGCTGTACTCGTTCTTGGATTATATGGAGCTGGATTTAACTCGCTTAATTTCTTTATTTCTATTTTCATCCTTGTCCTCTTGTTCTTTTTGTCTTGCGACAATGTTTATTCTTTGACTTCTTTGCTTTGCCCTTTTTACGCACCCCAAAGTTCTTCTTTGATGTCGTTGCTTTAATCTGTGCCATTCTCGTATTGTATCATTAAATTATTTATGTCTGCATACAGTTGCAACACACACGCATTGCAGTTAGTGTTCACCGGTGCTTGTCCTAACTGCATCCACACCCTCGCCATTGTGTCGTGTGGTGAATTGCTTACATTCAGCTTCTGCTCTGCTACCATTTTAATCACACCCCTGTGGTTAACTAATTCTTGGTACTGGTCATCTCTTAATTTCATAGTGTTTTTAATTATTAGAAACCTCATAGGTTTAACGACTTTAATTTGTTTAAGATACATATAAGTAAGACCGCACCAACAGAACAGATAGAGCAGTATGCTACCAGATGAAAGATGTTTGTGAAGTTCACTAATTGATAAACAAATCCTATCCAACTTGCAAGACACATCGCACAATCAAATGGTCTGCACCTTCGTGGTTGTGGACTGTTGTAAATGTCTATCTTGTAAAAAATTTTGTACTTACAAAGTAGGTACATCAACTGCTGTGGTACATTCGACAGCTCTGCAAAAAATACAGAAAAGCAAACAATCTCAATAAAGTGAATTAACATCTGTATAGTCATATATTTTTAAGTTAGTGTCTTTACTTATTGTCTTAATTCTTAGTTGTGTATTCCATTTATCAATTTTTTCCCACCCTCCTAATGATGCACCCAGATACCCATCAAACAAACTATCATTTGCGTGTAATGATTGTTGTAATGTTTCTAACAATTCTTGTGGTATGTTTTCATTCACAGACTGGTCATAAGCATATTTCCTTGATGCTGTCATGTGTTTCAAATCTACTCCTGCTAAAATAATTTGTGATGCTCCCATCATCCAAGCAATATGTACTGCACAATGAATAACATCATACCCTCCAATTACCTTCGTGTCTGTTTCTTCAAACTTCCAGTTGTCAAAATCCTTCTCAAAATATATTGTGTTTCGTTTTATTTTAGGTATTTCTTGATTGCAGTTAATTATTGTACACTTTTTTTTAGTTAAATTCAAATACCAATTTGAATAGTTTGCTGTGCCATCGGTGAACACTCCATAGTCAAATTTCTTAAAATGATAGGTTGCTGAATTGCAACACATCACAATGATGTTAGGATGTAATTTTTTTGTATCAATATCAAGCAATGAGCCACCGCTTCCACACACAAGGATTGTCTTGCCTTTGTGAATGTCTTTAATTTTTTGTAATGATTCTATTTTCATCCGTAAATAATATAAAAATCTTGTCCGTACTCGTATGGTGGTAAGCTGTGTGCATTAATTACAATATTGCCATAAGGCAATAAGTATATTTTATGTTGATGAAATATGACAGACATCACAGCTTGATCATGTCGATGTGCCACAAACTCATTTCTGTTGCTTGTGCCTTCGTTGAATGATCCAAGTTCTACCTGTTCCAAAATCTCTTTATAGATTACCAATGTTATTGGATGCTCAAAGTTAAATGCGATAGCACCACCCCAAATCTGTTTGATGTCCGAAAGGTAGGTAATGCAATTTAGATTAACAACTGCCTGATCTGAAATGTATTTGGACAATGGATGTCCTAAATTATCGAATGCCATTATCGGTGATGCAAGTCCTGTGATGTCCTTGTGTAACACCAGAGATGAATCAAGCCAATATATTTCTGTATATCCTTTTTCTCTTGCAAGTTGAATCATTGTAAACTTGAAGAAGTATGGCACATCATTATGTTCACGATGTTTGAATAGCAATGGATCGGGAAGTATTCCATCCCTTTCCTTTGAATGCAACCAATAGTCCCCATCCCAATGTTCAAGGATAGATTGATATAACTTTTGTTGTCCTATGTTGTAGTCTGCACGACCTTTGGAAGCATAGGAAACAATTATCTTTTTACATTCAGGTGTATTCTTTATCATAGCTTCTGTAATCGTAATGGTAAACCAATTCTTTTATTTCAACTTCTGACTGCAAAAATGGATTCAATCGTGATGAATATTCTTTATCCTCTGCATTTGATTTGTCAGGGAACATTGCTTGTAGTGCAAGTTCTCTTTTGACTGGTGTCAAATGGTTTGCCCTTCTAAAATAAACTATTTGATTGAACTCCTCACTATACTTATTTTCATCTTCATAGTCTTTTGATAATTTCCATCTTACTTTCCTGCCATTGTCAACTGTGTATATTCCTGTTGTTGCAATGCAGTCCGCATCTGATTCTATTGCCTCTAAAATTAATTTAATGTAATTAGGATAGATGTGGTCATCGTCATCAATGAAACAGATGTACTTGCCACATGCTTTGTTTAGCAAGTTGTTTCTTTTTGCTCCTGTCGTGATTTGTTTGTTGTCAACTTCTGTGATGACTTCAACGATAGCAGTTGCATCGCAACTTGTTATTTGCAAGTTAATTTCTGCTAACAATTCAGCAAGTTGCTCTTGCCTTTTTTCAAGTGAGCAAATTAGTATTGATAATTTCATTTGTTGCATTCTATTTCGTTGACTGCTGATGTAGTTGAAAAATCATTGTATTGATGCAATATCTGATCGGTGTGTGCTTGTGTGTGGCAATCTGGCAATATCTTTTGCATCCATCCCCAATCCTCTCCATTGTTGATGTCAGGGAAAGTATGTCGCTGTGCAATGGTTGTGCGAATGGGACACACATGAAATGGCTGTCGCTTGACAATTACTGATTCATTCATTTGTTCATTCTCTGAATGTATTAAGTTCATATCAACTATTGACCAATAGTTATCTGAATTGTAAAATGACCTAAATGTGATAATGTCAGGATTCGTTTCTGTCAATCTTAAAATTTGCTGAACATAGTTTGGTGCAACATTATCATCATCATCAACAAAGACAAGGTATTGACCAGTTGCCCTGCACTTCAACGCATCTCTCTTTGCTCCAACAGTCAACCCACCTTTGAGAAACTTCTTTGACTTGTCGAACAATATCTCGACTTTCCCAAGTGATGGATGTGTTGTATGCACAAAGTCTATCTGTGACATTAGATTCTTATACAAGATGTTGAACATCTTTTTGCGTTGTGGTAGTGTTGGAATTAATATGCTCAATCTCATAGTGCCATTATTATATTGCATCCGTTCATCATGATAATTTTAAAGCCAAATTGCTCCATGTACTTGACATACTTCATCCCATCAATGTTGTTGTATTCCACGCATACCATTTGACAATTCAATGCCTTCAAGTCAATCTGTTCAAGTATTCGATAGTCGCTTCCCTCTGCATCAATGCTGATGAAGTCAATCGTTGTTAGCTTTGTGATGTCAAGCAATGTCTTGAAGTCAATCACATCAACTTCTACCTCTGTGAATGTTTCTTTGTGCCACCTCTCTTTCTCTTTCTCGTTGATCGTTGACAGCAACCCCATGTCACCCATGTTCAAGTGTGTGCCTGAACAGTGCATCGTTATCTTATCGTTGTAGTTGTCAATGGCATTGTCTATTATCTGAATGCTTGGATTGTGATAATACAATTTCTCTAACGCATACAATGGCTGTGGATCAGGTTCAACCAATGCACCTGTCCATCCGTTCAGAATCAATGCTCTTGAATTGCTGAATGTTTCCCCATCATTTGCTCCGATGTCAAGCAGTATGCCATGCTCTTTGCTTTCAAAGTAGTTCAAGATGACATCCTGTTCAAGCTGTTGTGTGTAATCTATCATAAATTTTCGTATTTAAATCCATTTATTATTTCATTTTCTTTCAATCCGTAGTTTTTTGCACGATTATTATCTATACATTGCTTGTCCTTTTGCCAATAGTATGGTGATTCAGTCTTGCGATACTGTTCATCGTGTAGGCAGAAACCCCATGCAGGATGGTGGTGTGCGAATAGAATTGTGGCATCACCCATGTATTTATACTTCCCTCTCATGTGTGCTACTTCTGTTGCTTCCACATCGCACCACAAAGATTGGTACTCTGGATTGTAGATGTACCCATCCCTCTGATAGTACTTCCTGCCAATGATTGACATTGTCATCACATTTGCTTTCTGATTTCCATCATTGTAATGAAGAACTCCATCGGTATCTGGAAAGTTCTCATTCATGTCTTGACGAATGATGTCATCCCACCCATGAGTGACGCACACCATGTCATCAGACATAACAACCAGAATGTCCCAATCTGATTCAGGAACATCTCTATTGACTGCATGAATTTTATTGTTGCTCTTGCCTCCCAATGTTTCGATAAAGTACAAATCAACTTCGTCATCATCTATTGTAAAGTGAAACATAATGTCGTTAAGGTTATTGGCCATTGCTTTCATCTTGTTCAATGTTTCGTAAAACTTTTCTTTACGATTTCTTGATGGGTATTTTACAAGTATTTTCATAGTTTATTTTTGTTTAAGGTTTCAAATTGAAACCTTTATATACTGCCTCTGCTTTCTTTACTGATTCCAACATTTCTTTGAATGGCATTGATGACTTGTGCTTGATGTTAAATGAGCCGACACCCTGCAAGTCTATCGCATAGATTTTGTCATTGCCTTTACAGGACAAATATTGTCCAAACAGATTAAACTTGTTTTGATAAATTCGATTTGTGAACTCTGCATGTTCGTAACCATACCTTCCAAATGATTCATCAAACATTCCAACAGTCTGAATGGTTGACTTTGTAAGGAACATCATGCACCCTGCACAGTTGGTCCATGAAGTGATTCCATCAATAACCTCTTTGATTTCAATGCTCGGTGTTTCGTTGATCTTCAAGAAGTGGTGGTTGCCAGTTCGGATATATTCGGATATATACGCATCTGCCCATCCATCTTCTATTGGAAAGCAATCGTCATCAAACAGGAATACATAGTCGCACTCTTTCAATGCTTCCAGACACTTGTTCTTCTGATGTGCCACACCCATCTTGTTGGTGTCGTGGGCCACAAATAGCATTGCATCTTCTGGCATGTACTTGTTCATCTGTGACAAACATAGTTCAAGATGTGCAGGTCTGCTCGGTGTCGAAGTTATGCCTATGCCTATACGTGTCATACTAATTTGTTTACGTGTATTTTCAGTTTCTCAACTTCTTTTTCGTGATTAAAATGTTCACGCACATCTTCTGCTAAATTGTCAACCAAGTCTTGTCGATATTCTTTGTCATTAAGCAAGGTGCGAATAGCCATGTGCCAGTCGTTTGCTGTGTTAACTCGGTAACAGTTGTCGTGTGTTAGGTATTTTGAATATGGAAGAACATTTGATACTATCGCAGCACAGCCAGTCATTCCTGCCTCAATAAGTTTCAGCTCTGACTTGCAGTTTGAGAATAGTGTGTCTTGCAATGGTATCAATGCCACATCGATGTGCCGGTATAACCTTCCATAAGTGTCCACATCCCTTCCCCACAATCTTCTGTATTGTTTGTCCTGTCCGATATGCTCACCCATCTGTGTGAACTCTTTCAGGTAGTCCATGTAATCCCCATCCCAAGTAGCGTTGAGCTTGTAGTTAGATGTGAAAATCTTCTCATAGTCGATGTACTCCTGATTGAAATTAAAGCCACCTAAAATAAATTGATACTTCTTTTGGATGTTGTTTGTCGCATAGATTTTCTCAATGCCTTGTTTCATCAGTTCGATGTCTTTGGTGTGGAAGACACCACCCACCCACCCAAATCGAAGTCTGTCATGTGGTACTTTCTCGCTGTTGAAATTAATGAAGTTCTCTGGTATGGTGTTCTTCACCACCTGTGCCACCTTACCGAATTCCTCAAATATCTTTTCTGCAAGTAATGGTGTTGATGTTGTGATAAGGTCAGCAAGTTGAAAGCACTTGCGAAGTTCTTCAAGGTAGTTTGTTGTGCGTGGATCATTGAATAGCAGGTGTGTCTTGTCCAATGTCCAGATGTCATCAATGTCAATGACTAACTTCTTGTTGCACCTCTTAATCTTCTCTGCGATTTCAATGTAGTGCAGACGATTGAAAACATAGATGTCGGAATCAATGTCTTTATCTTCGCAGTTGCGTACTTCATCCATGCTCCACGCATTGACAGCGTAATTGGTTGTGTCATTCGATATGCCACCATAAGGAATCACAAGTCTGTACAGCTCCATGCCTGTTTCACTTTGTGCGTTGCCTTTGTACTTTACGATTCCTATTTTAATCATTTTATTTTCAAGTTGTCGTTTGCAATCTCTTTGAAATCTTTTACCATTCTATGGATGGTCATCTTATTCACTCCTGTATGCACAGACACCTTACGATAGTTGCCTAACTCTAAATAAGCATTAGCAGCAAGTACTGATTCGTATTGCTTCAAATCTTTCTTTGTATTTGTCAATACCTTATCGCATGTGCGTTCAAACTTTATTACCTGATCATTCACAAACCCATACTTCTTTATCGCACTTGTGATTTCTTTCTTTGTTGTGACAATCCCCTCTTGACTATCGTTTGTTAAGTTCTGCACTGTCACCTCTACCTTCACAATGTCTATCTCGTATAACTTGCGGAACTTGTTGTTAGGATTGAATGCTTCATTAGTCATGATGCCATAAGCATATCGTTCCAGTTGTTTATTCTCTTGCAGTTCAATGATCCTTTCCTCTGGCATGTTTAGTAGTCGCAGTAACATCTCTTGGAATAAGTCCTCAAAGTTTGACATGCCAACAAACTTGTAAGCCATTGCTTTCAATGACTTGCTGTTTGCTATGGATGTGATTGCATCGTTTCTGCTCACGTTTCAAATTTAGGTATTATTTAGATACCACCTAATTTCTTTGATAGCATCGTCAATGTTCCAAGCATGTATGCAATAGTAACCTCTTGTCGTTAGGTTAGCCATTGTCTGTGCCTGTGATTCAAGATGCACATCTTTTTTTAGTGTCCCATCCTTTTTGAATGGTGTTTTAGATTTCAGCTCGATAAACATTCCATGATATTGACCTCTTGGCTCTGCGATGAAAATGTCAAGGTGTGCATGGTTGCTTCGTGTTGATTTCAGTATGGCACGAAGTCCTATCGACACTCGTAGTCCTGATGGATCGGAATCAAAGTATGCGTAAGGATAGGCAATCTTTAACCACGCACACAAAGACCTGTGCATTTGTTGTTCTGGTTTCATAATAGTTTAGTTTGTTGTTCAACAACAATAAAGTTGTCATCTGTGTAGTCTGTAATCATGTCGCATTGGGAACAATTAAAATAACCCTCCAAATATGTCTTGCAAATCTTTGCTTCTTCTTCATTTCTGTAAAAGTCATTGCATCCGCACTGGCAGGTTATTGTGATTGCTTTGTTATTTTCAATTAGTATTTTCATAGTCTTATTCTTTTAGTGCCATAGCCATTTAGCTGTTCTATTTTATGATCTAACATTGGTGTGTTTAAATCAATTAAATCTACTTCGTAAGTATCTTCTGAAAATTGAAATTGAGTACCATTGGCTCTTATTCTATTTGTGCCTTTCAAATATAACTTTCCAACCCTACCACTTTTTATTTCGTTTTTGTTAACAAAGCCAACAAATGATGCCACATAATTATTATCAAAACATTTCTCTTTATGGATATTTATATGAAAATAATAGTCAGTCAAAGAATTAATTTTGTTTAATTGATAGGATGGAATATTCAATACATAATCTTTATAAAACGCATTGTTATTTCTTTTCATGGACTTAATGTCAAAATTTGCTTTTTTACCTTCAACTTGTATTTCAAAGTCTTTTCCAAAATCTTGTCCATCTGATGCACCAAAGGATCGTGTTGGTCTAACAAGACCATAAACATCTGCAAATACAATTTCACCAAGTGATCCTGTAAATCTTAAATCGAATGTATTATTTTCTTTACTTGTATTGTCCCACTTGTTTTTGACTGTATGGTAATCAACAGAATGCTGAACTAATTGGTTGGCATAGTCAACTTGTTCAGAAGTTACTGTTGTATAAAAATAAAAATCGTTTTTTATTTTTGTTTGTTCTTTTATAATTGACACCACAGTATTGATGTCAGGTGGAAAGAAATCATTCATTAAATTTATTTGCATAAAAAGTATTTATTTTTATTTAAGTAATCATACAGACCTTTCACATCCTTACAAATCTCAACATCACCATCGTGTGCTTTATAATCTTTTTTTGGTTTACCACTTATGCCATTCTTTTCGTATAAATACCAACTTACCCAATCATCGCCATCTGCTGTTAACACTTGCTTCCAGAGTGCATCAATCACTTTCTCTTGTTCGTCAAATGCTTCAATCAAGTTAATGTTTAATTTGTACAACTTGTCCATCTTTTGAGAATGTGCAATTTGCCAATCAATGATTTGCTTAAATTGTGCGTATGTCATAGGTTTATTTATTTAGCCAAATTTTTATCAGTTCGTTGCAGTAAATCTTATCTTCACAAATAGGTGTTTGTGTGATGTCGATAATATATTGCCCTATTTCTGTACTGCTCATTTCTCTTATTTGCCCTAATTCTATGCGTATCATTCTTGTCAGTTTAATCCTTACATTGTTACTACAAAACATCATACGCTATAATCAATCTTGTTCATTTTCTCAATTAATATCTCTCTGGTGATGAATGATGGTTGCGTCAATGAATTGCTCCACAACACCCCCCACTCCATCAATACCTTCTCTGAATCTTCGACCTCCTCATTCCAATAGACATCGATGTAAAGTTCTGCCTCCTCGTTGGAAGGTGTTATGATGTTGAAGTATGCTCGTTGATTCATTTGGCGTGTCGCATTAAGTAATGTCTTTTGATTTCCTTGTCTAACATCAATATTTCATCTTCCAACTTTGGCAACCACACCCACTTGTCAACCTCATCCATGTCCCTGCTCAATCTGAATTCAAGCAATCTATCTCGATATTCTGTGAGCTGCGATGCTGTCATGGCTCTTGGTCTTCTTGCCTTTATTTCTTTTATTATCATCGTTTTCTGAATTGATTGTTAATGATTCCTTCTGCCTGTTTCTCTGTCAAGTCAAAGATTTTGCCAATGGCTGAAAAACTATTCTCGTTGTTATGCAAATAATATTTGTAAACAGCAGCAACAAGTTCCTGCGAATGTAGTGATACTCCTGAATTATACGAAAACCTGCCCTGCCTTACTTTCTTTTCAGGTATCGTTCTTACTTTCTTTTCAGGCATTGTCACCTTGTATGGTTTCAGTTCAAGGCACTTTGGACAGCTCACCAGATGTTGCTTCGTTGTCAGGTTGATTGCTGATGTGCCACATAGTGCATCGCCTTCGTGTTTGTGGTGGGTAAAGTTTTTCATCGTTTTTCTATTTCGTTTTTAATTTCATTTACCAACATCGCCCATCCCCTGTCTGTTGCAAATTCAAGTTCACCCTCCAACTGGTCAATGTCGTAGGTGTGTCCAAACACTTGAAACATGCCAAGCATCTTACTCTCCGATGACTGTACTTTTTTTACCTCTTTTGGTATGTGGTAACAATCTTTGTACATTAAGTCAATAGATGGAAAGTTGTCTTGCCTAATAGAACTTGCCAATGCTTTTTCCTTAATTCTCATGTCAGTCACCGCAATTAACCTGTCTTCGTCAAGGTAGGTGTTTAGCCATTCAGCAAGGTGAATGTAAGACAAGTTCCCAAAAATCTTACCGTAACCACCATTGATGCCTTTGTTCAGGGAAAACATAACTTCCTCAAATTTAAGCATCCAAAAGTTTGTTCTGATCTGGACAGCTATTGCAGTTAATTGGTCAGCATTAATTGGCGATAAGGTCAATTCAAAGATTTGCCTTAAAATGTTGATTAAGGCGAAGTCAACGCTTAATGTACCATTTTGCTTAACACACACCGAAAGTGCATCAGATGTCGAATTAAGGGCATCTGTGGCTGTTTTAGGCGTTAAAGTTAGAATTGCCATGTCGCTTGATAACCGCTGCAAGTAATTCTTCGTTGGTGATTGGTGATCCTGCTTTTCGATTTGTTGCATTGTTTTTAGTTTTTAGTTTTAAATCTTTTTGTATTCTAAACCAATTATCGTAGTGGCTCTTGGCATCCTGCAATGTCTTTGATTCCTCTCCCTGTGCTTCAAGGTGAATGATAAAGTCAAGAATCTTGTCTGTGGCAAATGTAATGGAACATTTGTATTTTCTTGCAATAGATTCAAGCCATGAATCTTCTGCCTGTAAAACCAAAGACAATTTTTGTGTGTCGTAAAAAATTTGGTTACTTGTTCTATTGTTTAATTGTTTAATTGTTATATTGTTTAATTGTTTATCTATACTCACAATGCTTTGGTCTATGCTTTGCACTGTGCTACTACAATGCTTTGCACTATGCTTTGGTATATGCTTTGTAAGTGCTTTGTCAAGTGCTTTGCTATTTGCTTTGCAATTTTCTTTCAAAGCAATTATGTTAGAACTGTATTGATTTTTGGAATATTGCACTACTTCAAAGAATCCAAATTCAACCAAATCATCAAACGCTTTTTTATAAACTGAATAAGATTTTACGGTTATCGCCTCCAATACCATGCTTGTTGGAAGTCCAAAATTCTTCTTCCATCCCAACCTATTGCAATGCTCGATAGCAAAGAAATATATAGCCACATGCGTAGCTTTTATTTTGCCAGTGTTTTCAAATGCAAAATCCCAAAAATTACGAGATAGAGCATATCCGTTCATCTTATCCATTATTCATTTATTAAGTGAATAAACATAAAATAACTTTGTCCTGTAACAATAAATTCACGACCAGATTCAAGGTCAATAAATTTCAAACAATCTGAAAACACTTCAACTTCCATAATGTTTTCTTCTGAATCAGTAATTTGAATTACTTTTTTTACAAATATATTCATGATATAAAAAATTAATGCCCACCAATTACAAAAGTACATCCGATTACTTGGGAAGTAAACAGCAGTTGTAACGGTGAGCAATGTTAGTGTTTGTCATAGGTAGGATGTAAACTACTTTTCAAAGGTAAACAAATTTTTCAATAAACCTAATTTAAAAAGGCAAATCAGCTTTGTTCTCACTTTGGGAACTGGCATTGCCATCCCACACACTCTTGCCATTACCGATGTACACCTTCTTGTCCTTTGCCTCACGTTCCTCTTTGCTCTGGCTCTGACTGATAGCACAGTCGTTGCCATACTGATCCTTCTCATCCTTTATGAAGATGTCAATGTTGTAGTACGCACTACCGTTCTTGTGGTTGTTGATTTTTGACTTGTCAATCTTGGTCAAGTCAATCGATGCTGAAATAATTCGTGCCATTTGTTTTTGGTTTTTAGTAGTTATTTATTTTCAATTTTAAAGAAGGATGTCTGCCGGGAAGAATCGATGTTAACTAACAAACATCATTCGAAGCTCCATCTCGCCACAGACATCCTTGTGTTAAATCTCTTTTGCAAAGTTACTTCCATCTACTTGTCTACGATGCCAATGCTCACCTCGTAGTGATGGATTCATCTCCTGTACCTTCTGCCTACACCTACGTATAGATTCAGCAGATGACAGTTGTCCAAGACAGTAACATTGTAGCAGGTCAAATGCTGTCATCAGTTTAAGATTCTCCTTGCCACCAAACTGCACAGACCAGACTGTTGCAATCAACCTGTTGTCGTTATCACGCAGGTGCGTGTGCGTTGCCAATTTCATTGACACAAGTTCTGTTAGATTTCTAATTGATTCTATCTGTTTCATAATGGTTTGATTTGTTTGTGAACATGATTCCAAAACTCGTTGTAGTTCAATCTCTCTGGTGGCACGATGGTGTGACTGATTCGTAACACTGGCTTGTACTTCACAGGAACAACTTGTCGCATATCTTGAAACTTTTCAAGTATGGTAAAGAAGTTAATGGCTCTCAAAATGTAACGAATAAAGATTCAACACCATTTGTCTTAATTGGAATTTTTGGGACTTCAATTCCATCTTCGTCAAAAATTGTCGCAGAGTAAGACTTGTATGAAAAGTTCAACAGCTCTTTCCTTGCCTTCAACTTTGCTTCAAGTTCAGCGTAGATGATGTCAGATGAATAATCAAGTTTATCACCAGTGTTCCTGATCTCAACCTTTGCTCCAAGTGTTATTTGCTTGTTGAATTTATAACCGCTATCCGTTGCACTGTCTTTCAACTTGTCAACAAGTGTGGAATAATACTCAATGATTTTTTTGCAGGTAACATACATCGCCAATGGTGACTGGATGCCCTCGTTCAGCAAGGCATTAGCACTATCAACTGCCAACTGCTGAATCTCTTTCTTGTCAAGCGTATTTATCGCTGATGGAATTATTAAGTTGCTCATATTCCTGCCTCCTTGTTTAGTTGTGTTTTCTGTTCTGCTGTCAACATATATGTCTTAAAGATGTTCTCCAATAACAATGGATCAGATGCTCTGCTCAACGCTTCTTTAAATTGCTTTTCAGATATGTTTGGCTTCGCTGATGTGGTTTTCAAACCACTATTATCACCGTAACTTCCATCTGTATCTTCGTCAGCGTTCACTCCTATCATACTCCCCAACTGATAACGCTTTGCGTAAGTAGTTGCCACACCCATTGACTGTGCCAGTGACAACCCTTTGCTCTCCTGTGGTGTGATTAGCAATGCACCTGACGAAAGCCATTCACCAGATGAATGCAGTAAGAAAGTTTCGACACCATCGTTGTTGATTGTTTGAATGATTGCGATGTCATTACTTGCCATGATTGGCTTTGCAGATTCCAAGATGGAATCAAGACTGATGTACTTGTTTTTCAAGAATGGATTCTGTGCATCCTTCTTGATTGATTTGATTTGTGATAGTGCCTTCGTTAGAGATAGCATCAGTTTGGTAATTGTTGTTGAAGTTTTCATAGTTGTTTTGGTTTTTAGTAATTATTATTTGATAGTAAAATTTTTTGTTTTCGATTTCTGCCATTTCAAAATACAAGTCTTTGCTCATACAATGCCATTTAAGATAAGTGCTACCTGTCCATAGATTTTCTTGAACTCATCCTTTGTAATTTCAATAGAATTTTCTTTTGTTGATACTACTAAAACATGTTCAATCATTGATGAATAGTTATTAATCGATTCATGTTTTTCAAGACCGAAGCTCACACAGATAGCACTCTGCTCTGTACAGATAACGTATGCGTGACAGTTGTTTTTAAAGTAATAGGGAAGTTCGATGTCAACCTCGACCTCTGTTGTTTGTTTGATAGTTGTTTTCATTTTGTTTGGTTTAGTTTAAGTTAAATGTTTTCAATGAATTCTTGGTTGTCTTTGCAGGAAGGACATACATGCTTGTCTTTGCCGACTTCTTCAAACCATTCGTCAGCAGGTGCGATGTCACCACACCAGTCACACTCGGTGGTGTCAATGTCTTCGTGCCACTCGTTCTCGTAGTGTCCAGAAGATTGGAAGTAAGATGTCATGCTCATAGTCCTAATGATATTAAGGCCATAAATAGAATTGCAACTGCGATTGCTTCGTTAGTAGTAATTTGATTTTTCATAGTTTAGTTATTTAAATTATAAATTTTTTCTGTCAAAATGCTTTCCAAATCAGTTTCGATTCTGTTAAATAACATTTCTTGATATTCTTCCCAAGAGATATCATCATCACTACGCCTGTCATACAACTCACTATCTGTTGAATGAAATGAAATGTTTTTCTTTCCATTCAAAAAATAACACATTGCTGAAATTGAATACTGGCCGTATCCACTCCATCCGATTGACATGTGTACCTGTACTTCTGTGTTTGAAATTTTAATTGTTTTCATAGTAGTTATTTTAATTGTTTAGTAATAATTATACCCAAAGGTAATACAAAAGTATTACCAAAAACAAGAAGGTAAAAAGAAATACTAAAATAAATGTAAAGTGCTGATAATCAAAGGCATTGTTTTTAAATTGATATTCTCATATCTTTGTATTACCTTTGCGAATATGAAAAAGACATACAACAGAACAACATCATCAATGGTAGCACTACGCATACCCATTGCATTGCTAAAAAAAATAAATAAGAATCATGATAAATCAAAATTATCAAGACACAAGTTCATTATCGCACAGCTTGAAAAAGCAAACAGAAGTGTGTGAAGGATGTGCAGGTACTTCTGGCACATCGGAGATGCACCCATGCCCTATGCAATGCAAGATCAATGGTGATGAATCTGACTTTTGTAATTGTTGTTTGGTCTGTGAGCAGGACTGCTCTGAAATTTAGTTCACGATTTCATGAACTCGCACAACTTTTCAAAGATTGCATCTGGCTTACCAACAGCAAAGACAACATTGCCTGATTCAAGGATCAGTTCAGTATAATACTTCTTGTTCTTTGCATTCTTTGGTAGCAGACAACAAGGTAGCATCCCAACGATAGGATCGTTGACAATGTTCAGGTAAGCAATGTCAACCTCATACCCATCCACAAGTCCCATGTTGCTCATGCGTATGCGTTTCAACACTTCGTCTTCGTCATCTTCATTGTCAACATTCTCATACTGTTGTAGCGAAGATGTGATTGCGTATATTGTCTGTATCTTAAACCAGTTGTCTGTCATAATGATAGCAACATATCAATCAAATTCTGTTGTGGACTGCAATCAACTTTACCCTTCAATACATTGGTGTGTGTCCACATTCCATGCTTGTTGGTACACATGGCCACATCCATCACATCAAATGCATCTGCACCCTTTTCTTTGATTAACTCAACCAATCCCTTGCGTGGATCAATGGCATCTCTATTGGCTATGAATAGAATCAATGCCTTTAAACTAACAAGTTGCTTGTCTGAATACTTATGCCAGTGCTGAAACCCTCTGAATGCTTTTGTGAGCTTTACTGTCTGTTCTTCCGGTACAGGTAGGTTGACATAGTTCTTACCCTTTACCACTTGACCAAAGGAACAAATCTCAATGCCTACTGAATTGCGGTGCATCAGACTGTTGCCTGTTCCAAGATGCCAACCGTAGTTGCCTGATGGAAATGCCTGTGCAATTACCCCATCATAAATGTGTTCTTTCTTCTTAATGTTCTGACCACCCAACACAAATTCCGTTGCTATCTGTCCCCTCGTATCTCTATTCCATCCATCAATAGTTTGGAATGGATCATCCCATCCTGCTGTGTGGTGCAGGAATATCCACTCTTTCTTTCCACTACCGACAAGGTACTGTGCCTTGTCCATGAAGTGTTCTTTGATTTGAATTTTAGTTGCTTCCATCTTATCTGTGTTGTATTATCCACATTTACTTTAAATATGTGGATAGAAATCCACACACAATTTTATTTATAGATTTTGCCTTTTATAATCTTTAAATTTTCAAGCTCATACTCACCTGTCTTCAAATTCATTTCGCAATAAGCAAATCCCAAGTTCCATTTGTTGATTGGCATCCATTGTGGATTCATGCCACACAAACATCCTGTTGACTTGGTGTTTATGACTTCGCCACCAAAGGTGCTTTCTGTCGCTTCTGATGTGCGATGGAAGTGACCGACAACAACATTGTCCAATGTCTTCAAGAACACGCCACGAGCAGGATTCATACCACCACCACCTGCAAGTTCATGACCATGTAACACATTTAACTTACCAATCTTAATTGGCTTCTTGTCCTTCACCATGTCGATGCCAAGTTCACCTAACTTTAACAACACATCAAGTTGGAATTCTGTGCAGTCAAATATCTCTGGTGCTTTTACATACAGCCATTTCTCCCACCTCTCATCGTGGTTGCCTTGCTTATAAACTATCTTTGCCTTTGGGAAGTGTTCACGCAATGTAGTGAGAAACAATCGCACCGCATCAAATTCCTCCTTCACACTTCTGGCTCGGAAATCTTTCTCATGCCTACTGATAGTCGCAAAGTCAATAAGATCACCATTGATAAGAATGCAGGTAACTTCCTTCTGTAACCCATAATTCAAAGCAAGTTCAATGGCTTCGTTGTGTTGGTAAGGGAAGTGCAAGTCACTTATTATAAGTGTGCGTGATTGGTCAATCACATAAGGTGTGTAGTCCTCTGCGTGAGAGATAGGCAAGTTAAATGGATTCTTATTCCCTGCTTCTTTAAACATAGACTTGTCTTTTATAAGCTCACGATTTCTCTTACCTCTCTGACCTCGATTGTAGCGGATCACACTTCTGCAATGCTCCACATCTGTAAACAGAACAGAATTCTCTTTATAGATTTTCTTCGCCAATGTAAGAGTAGGCACATCGGGAAACCTTTTCAGGTAAGATGCCACCACCTTACCTGAAACCTTCTTTTCATTACGCATTGAAACCAATGAACTCTAATACCTGCTCAATGGTTATTGCCTTTGTGATGAATGCGTAAACTATCACCGATAGTCCAATGATTTGCACTAAAATAGAAACCCAATTATGTGTCAATGGCTTCGCTGAATCCTTTGCGTTGTTGTCAACGCTCTCTTTTATAGATTCTCCGATTTCAACAACTGCATTTCCAAACGGAAGTGATTTGATTGCACCTCTTAAAATTGGTTTAAGGAATACAAATACTTTTTTTAGATTGTTTTTTTTAGCTGACATTTTATTTGGTTTTAGTTTAATTATCCTAATGTATAAAAAATTTCGCAATAAGGAACTGTTACCATTGCACTGGTGTCTGCATCAGATACCGCACCTGTTATTGCCACGCACATTGCTGTGTCGAAGTATTCAAGTCCAATTTCTTCTGCACTGATGAATGTCGCTGCGTTCTGTTCGCAAAGTATTGTCTTCACGATTGCTGTTGTACCTACTGTTGCAGATGTCGCATTGTAAAATTTCAAGAATGCGTGTGAAGTAGCACCAACATTGGGATTGATGACATTGATGCCCTTTAAAACTACTGGAACACTTGCTACTTGTACTGCTGAATTTGTCAATGCTGTGTTGCGATAAACAGCAGGAATCTTACCTGCTCCTTTGATTGTTGTGATTGCCATTTGTTTTAGTTTTTAGTTTTAGTTTATTTTATTTTAATCCGATTATGTGTAATAATTTATCCCAAAATACAATGAAGATAGGTGTGCCAACTGCTATGCCTCCAAGAACTTTATTCCTAAACTTCTTGTCATTCTCAATGTACTCCGCATGATACTTAACCTTCTGCACCAATCCATCCTGCTCTGCTTCTTCATCACCAAGTAGCACACGTTCAATGCGTTCTACTCGCTTGTCAATGCGATGTATCGCTGCTATAATTTTGTCATCGTCACTCACGTTCATTACATTTTATTTATTCTGTTTTTCAATTCTAATATCTGTGCATCAGTTAACGAAGATATGTCAATATTTGACAAGTCAACCTTTGGTAACTCAACCGCTTCAACCTTTGCAACTGGCAATGATGCCTCTATCTCTGCAACATCACTTTCGTTCTCTGCAAAGAAGTAGTTAATTCCATCACAATGCACTCTGATAAATTCAGAAGGCAAAGGTGTGGTGTTATAGTTTTCGTATTTTATAATTTTCATTATGATACTTTTTTAAATGTTGCGTATGAAGACAAGCCAGTAGATATTCCTCCGTTGACAGTAATTGTGTTTGATGCCAAAGCACTTTTTATTTGTAAATTTATGTTTCCAGCAGTTGCGACTGTTGTAAGGAATCCGCTAAATCTTACTATATTGGTTGTAATAAATCTTGCCATAAAAACAGTATTTCCAATTCCATTTATATTATTAACTTGCTGAAATAATAAATTGCTTGTTGACTGTCCAAACATTAATGAATTACTTGAAGCACCAGCGACAAGGTCATTCCCAATAGTATAACCACTTGTGTTGCTTGTCCCAACTAACCATACACCTTCAACAAGATAAGTCGAATTTGCTTCAACTGGAAACGTAAATCCCGTTACAGTTACCATTGTTATTGATGTTGTTGAAAAATCAGAAGTTAATTTTTTAAATATTGTGTAATCCCAAAATGTTCCATTGTAGGTGCAAGTAGTTCCAATGGTTGTATCGTACACAACATCACCACTTGTCGGTGTCAATGCTTGTCTTTGTGCAGTTGTTAGTTTGTTTATTGTCAATCCACTTACTGTTGTAGATGAGAATGTCAATGCAGTTGCACTTGCACTACCAAGAATAGGTGTGACTAATGTTGGCGATGTTGCAAATACATTCACACCAGTTCCAGTTTCATCAGTTAACGCTGCTCCAAGTTGTGCCGATGTGAATGAGCCAAGTACCGCAGCATTTCCAACAGATGTGATGTGACCAGTTAGATTGGCATTGGTTGTTACCGTTGCAGCATTGCCCGAAATACTTCCAGTTGCACTACCAATATTTGGTGTTGTCAGAACTGGCGAAATTGAAAGTACAGTATTTCCGCTTCCTGTTGATGTTGTTACTCCTGTGCCACCATTTGCAACTGGCAACGCTGTTCCACTTAAAGTAACCGCTAATGTACCACTTGATGTGATTGGACTCCCTGCTACTGATAAGAATGTTGGTACTGTTGCTGCTACACTTGTAACAGTTCCACTACCGCCACCCAATGCCACACCACCTGCTGTTACTCCATCGCCTTTATACACACCGCCATTGGTAGTGTCGTAAACCAACTCACCGACATCTAATGTCAATGCTATGCGTTGTACTGTTGTTATTCTTGGAATTTTTATCTGTCCCATAATTATACTCTTTGTCCTATGTCTAAAATTTCACTACCAATCATCCTATCACCCATGTCAACTATCTCACCGCTACCTGCACCCCCACCACCGCCACCACTCCCACCAAATGTGCCAAGCTGTGCGTATGGTAACGATGTCCATGCTGTAACCCCATCACCAATCTTTGTCTTGTATAACCTTACCGTTCCGCTTGTAAAGTAAGTGTTATTCTCCACACCTACCTCTGCCACCAACAACACAGGATTGAGTGCAGTCCATGTGGCTGCTGTTTCGTTCCTAATCGCATACGGTGACTTCGTGATGTAACTCATTAGTATTTTGTTGGCTCTGTTATAAATGGAATCGCACACCTGTCATCTGCCTTGCGTAACTGAATGGCTGCCTTGAAGCTCACACCAAAATACCTCTCTGGTGTGATCTCGTTAAAGAACGTAATATCAATGTCATCGTCTTCACTCACATTGATGAATGTCCAGTTGTAGTCAGGATGTCGCAGTTGTGCAATCACATCTTCTGCTATCTGTGCTGTGTCTGAATAGACTTCTGTGAACGCATCACTTCCCCTACGCACTGAATCTACAATCCAAAAGGTGAATGAATACTTTGATGTGCTTCTGGTCCGCTTGATGGAATCTACCTGCACCCACAACTCAATAGGATTACTCACACCTGATGTGTAAAGGTCAGGCAACTCACCAAATTGAAACCCATGTATTTGCCTATGGTTTGTCGCAATGCTTTGCAACGAGCTTACTATCTGGTTTAATGTTGTTGTCGGTGTGGTTGCCATCTTTTATCTTTTCAAAATACAATTCTAACTTCTTCCCATTATGGGACAATTTTCGTTGGTGGGAACCTTTCTTTTTCATCTGGTGATAATTTAGAATAACGTGTGCCTGTGTACCAACCTGTTTCGTAACTTGATGCCTTTGGATAGATTGTGTCTATGCCCGGTGTTGGTGGATTGTAATAAGTAGGATATAGCTGTTGATTCTGTGCTAAATAATTAGTTAGTCGCTGTGCAAACTCCTGTGCTTGGTCAGAGAATTGTTGACGCATCCTGTCAAGGATTGACAAGTCAACAGATGCTGAATTATCAGAACTCATTGTCTGCACTCCCTTATCTCGTATCTTGTAGTTAAACACATGCAGTCCATTTGCCAACACCTCAAACCGATGTGCAGGTCTTAACTTTGTCAGCACCGTTGCATTTAGCACACTTACTGTATTGGCTTCTATCTCTGCCTTTATGGTAGCATACAAACCACTTCCAAGCAATGGAACGATTCTGTATTCCTGCACATCAAAAATCAATGCAGCAAGTTGTTGCTGATCGTAGTTGTTGTCAATGTATGCCAACAATCTTTCATCCGTTGGCTTTAAAAATAACCCATCTATAATTGCCATACTATTTTCTTGTTGATCCTTTCTTAACTAAATTACTTTGCCATTCGTGTCTGCAATGTGGAACGTGAATAGTTGTGTCTGGCTTTGTGTACCAACCACCACGCATCATCCACACACTACCACCCACCTCATTGCTCATGTTGTCTATCTCTGCTCTTGTGTATAGTTTCTGTGCATCCATCAACTTCACGCAGAACTCTCTCGACACACCACCTACCGCCAATGGTGGTGATTCAGGTGACAGCTCGTAGGAATATAACACAACCAATTCAGGTTGCTGAACATCTGCCTTTGCTATCTCTGATTTCGTTGGTTGACTGATAATGATGTCACCTTCAATACCACCCTTCGTGCTTATCTTTTCTTCTGCAAAGTTCATGTAACTTTCTTTCAGCTCGTTCTCATACGCATCAAAGTTCATCCCTTCTGTGAATTTCAATGACTGCGATTTCAATATCTCGTAGTCTGCCTTTGGTGATCCACATTTAAGGAACATTTCAATGTTTGCCTGTGAATTAAAGTGTGCCTGAATGTTTGTCGTTTCTGTTGCCTGTGTTTCAATACCTATCAATCCCAATATCTGTGATGCCGACATCGAATCTAAAATCTTTTGTGCCACCGCTTGTGGTAAAGAATTGAGTGCCTGTATCGTGTCAATAGTTTTCTGTGATGCGTTTGGCAAAGTGAATCCTAATGGCTGTACAGTTTTTAATCTTAATTCAACACCAATTTCAAAGTCACCGATAAACATGTTAACCATGTCTTCAATTAACTTCTGTCTTGGTATGATGTACATCTGATTGAACTCATTGTGTGCAATCTCAATCTCGGAACGCATACCCAATGCACCCTCTCTCGCTATGCCGAATAAAATTGGATTTGCAAAGTGTGCTGAAAATATCTTTGTTTCTGATTGCTTCGCCACCTCAATATATTGCTTGTCGATGTCACTCATTGCAAGTGTCTGCACATCTGTTCCTGTTTCTTTGCTCATGGCAAAGTTCAACACAATGCGCTGACCTTTTTCGCCTGTCCACTTTTCAAGTATTCGATTCTCAATTTCTTCCTGCTTGATTTCATCAGGAACTCCATTGTAGAAGTTTATGATGTGTGCAGGAACAAATCCATTTTTGATATTATGATAGTGAAAATCAGAAAGTGCAATGTCAACATTTATCCAAATAACCGCACCTGAATACGATGGTAAAGGATAGACTTGTTGATTAGGATGGTAAACAGAAAAGTAATAAAGTTGTGACTTCTTATTTGTAGCTTCTTTATCATACGCATCAAATACTTTGTAGTCTGGCTCGTTCTCTGGATTTTTATTCATCTTCCTGTTACCAACCCCATCCAATGTGTACCAACGTGATGTGTAATAATATTTCTTTTTGTCAGGACTGCTACGCACATTCGCAAAGTCAATGTAATTGATAGATGACAATGCACCACCCTTATTGTAGATCACCTCTGCTGCCATGCCATTGAACAGCTCCAAATCATTCGCCCACTTCTGTGATGCCTGATTCAAAGTTTCATTGCCAAAGTTCTTTGTAAGGAAATCATTCACCATTGACTGCTTCTGCACCGTTGCTGTGCGTGAATCGTAAGTCCATCCATTGCCAACAAGATAACGCACCTTTTGGTCAATGATAGTCTTGTGGTATGCACTCCGAGTGTATAGGTCAATCAAGTAATAGGGATAGTCATTGAACTGACCAAACAATACATAATGCTTGTCTTTCTTTTCCACGAATGCAGGAAGGTCTTGATTGCCGAAGGTCAAGAATCTTTGTGATGCTGTTGGTATATTGTTTAATTCTGCCATACGAATTCTTCTGTATATGTGTTGTCAATGAATGAGCTTGTTGCTGTGGTTGTGCTTTTGAGCAGTCCTGTTTCAACCAAAGAAGTTGATAGTGATGGATCAAGATTTGATGAACTTGTTTGCTCGTAAATTTTGTATTGATATGTCCCTTCTACTAACTTCACCTGCCCTGACAATGGAATGGATGTGTTCGATTCAATTATAGTAAGTAGGTTGTATCTCGTTGTCTGTGTGGATGTATCTGGACATATAGCATACACAAGTTCATTTGTTGCCAAGTTATTGAACACGACCAAAAAGTAAGGTGATGTCAATGTTGTCTTTTCGGTAAGTGTGACTGGCACACTGTTAGATTGCAGTCTGATAATCTTCAACATAATAATATAAGTAAAGAATTGTCATTTGTACAAAAAAGAAAGTTTGGCTATTGCTAACCAAACTTTCAAACCTTACCTCACTATGAAAACAATTCTATTGTATTAACAATGCGTAGTTTGCTGAACTCATTGATGCTATTGGAGCAATTTCCATTCCTGTCCATGTTAATGAGTAACCGCTACGATCACCATCTGCTGTGCCTGAATCAGATTCACCTGCACTCAAATCAAGTCCACGAAGATAACCTAACAACCAGATATTACCATTGCGATCCTTAACTGCTATCTGAACTCTTGCTTGTGCGTAGTTCTGTAATTCGTTACGGAATGATGCTTGTAGTTGGTTGTAGATGTACACCAAAGTTTCTGTATAGAACACTGTGCCATTCTGAACATTGACAGTTGCTGAATCTTTAAGATTCGCTGTTTGTTTCTCACAAGACAATGTGTACCATCCTGACAACGATGCTCCTGTTATTGCAACAACACCACTTGTAAGTGTGTATTGAGCAGCAAGTGTTGCATCACTTGGCATTGCGTGTATTTTGATTTCTTGAATTCCACCTACTGATGCTCTGCATCCGATAGGGAAACTACTTACTAATGTACATGCCATTTCTTATTTTGTATTTAAGAATTGGGAGCAGGTTACCCCACTCCCATTTCTTGGTTAATTATTAGATATTTTTGTACTGAACGATTTGGTCTGTGAAGTGATTCGCAACACCAAGTTTGAAGTCCATTACCATTCTAACTTCACGATTGTCTTTTGAATACCAAAGGTCGAAGTTCTGTATGTCATTTTCAAGATCAACACCTGCAATAAAGTTGCTTGTTGTTCCTGCGAAGATACGATGCTTTGCTGCTGTTGGTAGACCTGTTCCGTTATCGGAATTCAAACCACTTACGGCAATTACTTTCACGTTACTTCCCGGATAAGTCAATTCAAGACCTGCATTCTCTGCTGTTGTTGGAATGTAACTGTATAAATTGTCAACCCAAAGTTTATTCAAAAGTAAACGGAAATCTTCTTGTGAACAGAATACAACTGGATTGTCACCTAAAATTGCATTAGGAATCTTTTGGAAGATGATTTCCTCAAATATACCACGAACAGTTGACAATGAAATAGATGTTTGTTGTGTTGCTGCTACTGCTGTTGCTGCTGTGTCGATTGTCTTGATGAATCCGTTCATCAATTTCAAGTTAGGATCAGCAGTTGTTGCTGTGTTACCTAACCACAACATTGCTTCAATTTGCTTGTTGACATACGCCTGAACTCGGTCAGTGATAGCTGTGAAGAACGCATTGTCGATACCATCTTGTGAATCGTATGTACCTGAATACAACGCACCTGCTTTAAGATACTTCTGTGTGAAATACGCTTCAAGTTCTGATGGACACCATGACATATTTAATTTCAAAGCAACTGGTGTGATAGTTGTTTGTGTTACTGTTGTTGTTCCTGATGTGTTGAACGCACATGATCCTCCAACTTGGAAGTTAGATGTGGTGTCAAGGATAGGAATCTTCATTGCTGATTTGATTCCTGCACGAACATCAATAAGTCCCATTGTTCTTGCTCCAAGAATGGATTTGGTTACGATGTCCGCTTTGTTTTCTTCGGTGTAAGCGGATAGACCGCTTAATGAAAATGTTGCCATTGTTTATTTTTTTTAGTTTGTTTTTATAAATTATTTTTGTGTGTTCATTCGTTTGCGATACTCCTCTAAACTTTCACGTTTAGAAGTTGGCTCTGACTTCAAGTTTACTGGTAGTTTCTTCACAGATGTTTCGGCAGGTTGTTCGCTGAACTTTAATACCAATGCACTCAAATCTGAATTATAACCTTCCATTACTTCTATCTTGTCCGAAAGTTCTTTTGTTGCTGTTGCAAATTTTTCTGTCATGTTAACTACTGACTGCTCCAACAATGATGTCACTTCTTCTTTTGTAAAGTGATGCTCTTTGGTGTGCGTTTCAATAAGTGTCTTAACAGTTGCTGTGTTGTTCTCCATTTCTGTTGGTGTCGTTGGCATTGCTGATTCTGGTGATTCTACTTCTGCTGCTGGTGGTGTAACTGTTACAATGATGCCTCCGATAACTTCGATGCTTGTGCCATCTTCCATTTCGTAAATAGCATCAGGTGCAGGTAGTTCTGTTCCATCAGGTTGAAGTATTGTCACTGGCATCTGTACCATTGGCATATCACCTTCGTAACGAAGTGTGCTTCCATCAGGTAACATGATGTCTTTGAAATTCAATTTTGTTGGTGACAAATGTTTCTTAACAAGTGTCGCTAATTCTGAAATGAATGTTGCTTTGTCTGCCATGATTAAGTTTATTTAAATTAATAAGTACATATTTTATATGTGTACCATTTTATGAGTTACTTTGTTTTCCCACCAACTGATCCCAAAACATAAGGTATCCTTTTTAAACCTTGCTTTTCTGCAAAGTTTAGAATATCAAAAATAGTTTGTAGATGCTTTTCATCAGCATCGACTTCAACCACCTCTGCCTGTGCCTTGATTTCAAAACCAAACATACCTTCAACGCTGAATCCTTTGAAGATGCCAGTCTTGATGAACTCGTTCCAAACTACGTCATTTTCGATGTAATAAGAAAGAAACCAACTACCATCAGGTGCTTTGTCAAATATCTTCGGTGTAGTGATGCCTCTGCTCGAATCAACGATGAATGATTCTATACAATAGATGCCTTCTGTTTGTGTATCTTCTTCGTGCATCATGTTCACGTTGTTGAACTTGTTGAGCTTCGCCCACTTCTTGACAATCTTTTCAATCACAGGTTTGCGAAATACTACATTGTACTCACCACGCACATCATCCTTGCGATAGATAGGCATGTCAGCAATCATGGCCGCACCTGTAATTATTCTGCGTTCTGGTGCAGACACTTTGAATGCAAAAGATTTCTGTGCTTCAAATGTCATCCAATTCTCTTTGATTGCAGGATCATCGACAAGTGCAACGTAGTCCACACCGCTTTGAGCAGCTTCATCTTCGTTGATGTCTAACTCGTAGGTCATTAATTTTTTCATCTTATTTTATTTTAGTTATTGAAAATTCATTTGATTTTGTACCACCGCCACCTGTGTCTGTGTCGATGTAATGTCTGATTCCACCACATACACTTGTATTGGTGCAGGTGTTGGTGTGTTTTGATTGTTTACCGTTCCATCAGGATTGAGCAATGTAGATGGTTGTGAATTGCTTGTCGCTGTCGCTGCACCTGTATTAAGGTCACCACCTCCACCACCCCCACCGCCACCAACTCCACCACTTACACTTGTGGTGTCAAATTGTGTCGCTGCTATTTTAGCAATAGTTCCTGCTGACATTAACGCTGCACCAACCATTGCTGCTGCCATTGCGAATCCACCATCGAACTTTGGATATTGTGCCAATATAGTCATTTGTGCTTGCGCTGCACTAATAATGGCAGTTGATAATTGCAATGCTTTGTTGATTTTAAATTGAGCTCTTAATACAGCTTCTTCATCTTTTGCTCCCTTCTTCATGTACGCAAATTTCACAGAGAAAGCCATGTCTGAAATCCTTTGTAATTTATTAACGAACTCCTGTGCTTGTACTAATTTAGCACTGGCTTCTGTTTGCCTTTCAACTCTGTCTTTTACTTTTTGCTCTGCATTTATTCGTGTAATTTCATCCGCTTCAAATTGTGCTATCTGAATTGCTGTGAACGCATCATCAGATTTCATGACCTTTAATTCTTCCGATGCTGTTACATCAATAGATTTTACCTCATCATATAACTCCCTTCTTTTATCAATTATCTTTTGATTATACTCATCCTCTGTTATATTACCATTATCAAGATATACCTTTTGTAATGCAGCAAAATCTTCAAGTTGCTTTTCTTCATCTGAAAGTTGTGACCTTCTGTATTCTTCATCAACTTTTTTATTATTTTCAATTTCTAATTCTCTTTGTGTTGGGTGCGTTATCTTTGGTTTCTCGGCAACAACTTTCGATGCTACACCCTCTGCCTTTATTAATTCAGCATCTTTTTCAAACTTTGCCAAGTCACCTAAAACGTCAGCATTGTTTTTATTGAACAACTCTTTTTTTTCTGCTAAACTCCTTCTCAATAATATTATTTCTGTTGCTGACTCTGCCGCATATCCAAATTTAACTGACTTTTCTTTTATTTCGTTTAATACTACTTGCTCCTCCTCTGCGAAAGCCATCGCTGCTTTATCAAGCACTCCTTGCTTTGCTTTAATCATTGATGCTGCAAGAATGCTTTTGCTTAAATCATCATACCTTTCCTTTGCCTTTCCCAATGCAAAATCTTCATCAGTAAAGTTCTTGAATGTTAATGGATAGGTCTTTTGTAATTCTATCTGTGCCTCTTTTCTTTCCTTTAAAGATTTTGTTTGGTCAGTAGATGCCTTGTAAAGATTGTCAAGATTGTTTCTTTCAACTGCTGCATTCTTTGCTCCATCAATACTTGCCGCATTAAGTTCTTTGGTCAACTTTACTTGTCGTTCCTGCTCTACATTGGAACTACTAAATGCCTTTACCAACAAGTATACCCCTGCTGTCAACGCCACTACTCCTGCAATCAACAATCCTATTGGATTAGCTGCTAATGCTGCATTCCAAAGTCTTGTTCCTATGGTTACTAATTTTTGAACAATCTCTGTTGATGCCATTGCAGCTTTCAAGTTGTTCCATGCCTTCGGCAATTCACTAATTGCAGCAAGTCCCTGACTTAAAGCCATTGCACTTTGAACTTTCGCAAGTGTCTTTGTGACTTCTTCTGACTGCTCACCGAACAAACCCATTGCACCAGTCACAGCACTAATGCCACCTGCTGCTGCTCCTGCGAATGTTGCCACCGCCTGAAACTTGTTTGGATTCATTGCATTGATGGCTTCGTTTGAATCATCAACCTTGTCCTTCAACTGACCTGCTGCTGCTGCTAACTTATTAAATTCAGCTGTGCCTTCCCCTGCACCTATCATTGCATCCTTGATGTCCTTCAAAGATTGCTTCACCTCTTTAAGTGAAGATGCTGCCTCTGAACTCTTGATAATTAAATCTATCGATACTGACTTGTCTGCCATGTTCTTATCTTATAAAATAAACTGTTCCGTTGTAATATATTTCTAATGTGTCGTAAGCAATCGCCATCACTTGTGTAGCACTACCATCTATCAAGATGCCATTGCCATCAACGATAACTGTTGCACCGCCACCTACATTTTTTATTCGTATTGAATCGCCTGTATTAAACAATGTCACATCTAATGTCAATGTCATTGGTGATGTACATTCCCATGTTCCAAGTGCTGAAATCGTTTGACTTGCACTGGCTGTGTATATGTTGTCGCTTCCACTCATTCGCACACCATTGATGTATGTCACATTTGATTCACGAATAACAATGTCGTTTGTGTTGATGACAGTAACATTTGTCAAGCCACCCATTACACTTACACCACTACTCGATGTGATGCTAATACTCGCAGCATCATTGCCTACAAAATTGTTGCTACCATTCACCAGAGAATAACGTGCCGATGGACTGATGTAATTGTCCCTACCTGCTGTCACATTGTTTGTCGATGCTGCTATGTCACCCCTACCTACATTGACTGGTGCTGATGGAGCTCTGTCGATGCCTAACTTCTCGCCACTTGTGAATGTAAGTCCTGATGTTGTCTGTACAAATGGCACTCCATTCTTTATCTTCAACAACTCGCACTTGGTCACTCCCTCAACTAATGGATTGTAGTCAATGACTTTATTCAATCGATAGTATTGTCCATCAATATAAATCTTATTTCTAAATGATAACACAAGGATGTCCAATGGCTGTAAGCGAAAGAATGCAGTCACTATCTTTGAATTCACATCTGTGATTTCATCAATAAATAGTTTGTGATATTGGTTAAATATATTGTTATTCGTGTACGAAGTTTGTCCGTATGGATTCACATAGTAGATTTCATTTGGCACTCCGAATGACAAGTCTGTTGTCGGTGTGATGGGATCGTCAATATGTCCTGCATAGGGATAATAAACTTCGGAAGATGTACCTGCAACATAACTTGTGTAATTCCACGCATTGACAGTTGCCTTTGCACCATTCCAATATAGCACCCTCAACTTACTCCGCAACCTTGTTTGTAGTCCTGTGGAATCCAATGTGTATATCTCTGGAATAATTCTATCGACAGCAGTTGTGCCTATCGATGGTGTTGGTGCAAATATCACCTCATTCTTATTCTCGTTCTTTAAGAAGTCATTTGTGATGTCACGATTATACTCTCCATACGTTTTACCATAAGAATCAAAATATCTTTTGTTCCAATAGTCTGTGTCTTGTGTGTACTTTACTGTGTACCTTCTCGCATCCAAAGCACCCATCGGTGTGATTGTTACTGGCTTTGACACATCAAGTAACTTGCTCCAATCTTGTGTTGTCCCTGCACCATAGAACGCATCATAAGTGTCAATGATAAGATTGTTGGAATCGTTCTTATCAGTTTCAACAAACAAGTTAAACATTCTGATAATTGACATTAAAAAGTCTGATTGCTTGATGTCGATAGGTAGTGTTTCGTTGATTGTCATTGTAGCACCATCAACTATTGCTGTGTTTGATATTTGATTAACAAAAACTGAATTTGCTGAAATTGTTTGACCAACTGTTCCATAAGGATAAGACGAAGAATAAGGTGAATGAATTTCCACTTGCACCACATCACCTGCCTGACATACAAACGTAGGTGTCCATCCTCCGTATGTAAATGTTTTAAGAACTGTTCCACTTGGCATAATTGAATTATTTGTCGCACCATACGCATTGCCAACATTGTATGTATTAATTAATACAGATGCTCGATACACATTTACATTAGCTAAAAAAGAAAATGTATAAGAAGATGGAGCTGCTATAACTGTTGTGACAGCATCAAACTTTGAAACTCCACTTGCATAAAATGAATAGTAACCACCTTGCACTGCTGTGAACTTTCCTGTGACAATACTGAACTGATTTAATGGATCAAGTGTTTCTGCATTATAAACAATAGGTGTGTAACTGGTAACAGCAACGCCACTTGTCAGTGCGGTTGTATTTGCTCTAAATGTTCTCTGATAAGCTGTCAACGCACTTATCGTTAACTTATCACCTGCAAATGGTACGATTAGATGTTTGAAGTATGATGATGAAAAGAATGTTGATGTATAACTATATCCTGCTGCATCAAATATTTCATCGATGTATGTCTTCAAATATATTGCAGGAAAGAAATCATTCACATCCCAATTTAACACACCCACACCCCCATAATTAATCATCGGATATACATACCCTGCACCACCAATGGCTGCTGTCCATGTTGCTATTTGTGTTGCCTTGTTGTAGGTGTGGTTGTATGCACTCAAATCCAATGCTGATAACTTCGCATCCCCTATCACTCCAAAGATACTCGCCACATCCCCAAACAGATTCACCTCATACATCACCTGCTGTAACTGGTCTTGTGTGCGTGTGATGTTCTGCAACTTCATATAACCACGAAACTGCTCAATGCCTTCTACCAACAGCACGAATGATGCTTTAAGATTTGGATTGAAGTCAGGAGCAAAGTTAATCACACCACTTGTCTGCACCGATGTGTTCAGGTCAAAGATGGATGTGAATAGGTTGTTGATTGTTGGACTACCTGGCAATGTCACAGTCTTTGAGAAACTGCCCTGCCTCTTGTCAGGCATACGGATGTCTGCTATCTGATAAGTGATAGATGCCTGTACCTCTGCATTCAGCTCAACACGAATGTTGTTTATATAAAGTTCTGACCTTATCATCTATTGTTGTTGTCTGTAAGATTGCTGTGATGCTTCTAATTCTAATGTCAAGTTAAACATCTTCTCGTTGTCTATCTTCTTTGATTCGTATGCTGATGCTTTCACATTCACTCGCACATGGATAGCCAACATTGGATCGTACAGATACACCTCTGGTGATGTGAATAATTGTTTGAGCCACTTGGCTGTGTTGTCTGTTATCCAATCTGAATTCAACAAATACTTGTCGCTGATCTGTGTGTCCATTGTCACCTCGCCTGCATCCGTTGTCAAGTAATTCCACTTGCTACCGATAAGACTTCCCACATTCTTTTGGTATGTCTTGCGTGAAATCTCTGCTATACGCTTTGACTTCTTGTAAAATGAATAGGTATCAAATCCACCGTAATTGTTTTTAAAGTACACTGGGAACTCCTCTGAATTGGTGCATGTCTTGTCGATGTAATATGTCATCATCTCACTTGACTGCGTTCCTGTGCTGTTTGTCAAGTTGATGGTGTAATATGCAACAGATGAAGTGATGAATGGCTGTGTGCCTGTGACTATCAATGTAGCATCGACAAGGTTAAGGTCAACAGGGCCAACTGATGCACGTTGAAATAGTTTGTATGTTGATTTGTTCGTATATTGATTTGTCAAGGTGATAGTCTGCAATGGTGTTGCTGAAAGTCCATTGTAAGTCACAATCTTCAACAACGCATCTTTATTTGTCGTGTCGCAGAAGTAGTGCAGCCATGCTTGATCTGTAATGCGGATGGGGAAGTTAGCAAATGACTTGTCCTTCTGAAAGAATTTGCGTGTGCTTAATAAAATGTTATAAGTTGAGCCAATGTAATTCAGCCAATCTTGTGAATCAAGTGAGCCATTGAATCCGTATAGTGTGCCTGTCACAAGTATGTTTGGATAGGTGACAATGCTACCAGATGCACCGTACTGCTGTCCAAACTTTAACTCATAGATGACATGACCATTGCTACATTGTTTAAATGGATTTGTTACCGTTGTTGTGGTAACATCGAAGTCAGATGTAACTCTGCTCCTTAAAATCTGATTGACAAGGAATGCTGCTGCTCCTGTCGTTGGATCGGAATTGAGCAGAAGTCTTGTGTACCCTGTCACCCCACTCACATACACATCGCACACATATTTAAAGTTTGGTTGTGTGTTGTCTGTTGATGTCACAACGAATGGCATCGGATTGAATACTGGTGCAGGACTTTGATAAGCTGCTACGAATGAATAAGCCATTATTTTATTTCTATTTTATTTATATCTATCAAAACATCCTTCTTAAATGAATCACTTAAATCTATCCGCAAGTCATCAAACAATGAATCATTGACAACAGCAGAATAGAAGTTGTTGCCTCTTGTTCCAAATCTGTTTATCTTTCTTGCTATCAAATATGCCATGTTCATTCTTTGTGTTTTAATCATAGAACGCAGCGTTTGTTGGCCTACTCCTAACTTCTTGCCTGCACCCTTTGCTGTAAGGTTGCCTCTATTTGAACTTATTGGTATTCCCTTCTGAATTATCCATTGATAGATTGCTTCCTTCAATGGTATCGCACTTTTCTTTGTTGCCTTGCCTCTGCCCTTGTCAACTGCCTCGTAGTATCTGTCAAGTTCTAACTTGAATTGAATCTCGGTGTCACTCTTAAACTTGACATTGAATGCAATGGACTGCGATAAGTTCTTGGATGCGTTGGACTTCTTATCGACCAAACTCTTTCGTAAGTCACTCTGCACCTTGTTTCCAAAGTCTTCAAGTGTTTGATATATTGTCCTTTCTTCCATCTTACTTTTGCATCATGCGTTGTAACTCTCTTTCCTTTTCGATGTCCTGTTCCAAACTCATGTAGTTAAAGAAATCGATTATGTTCATCTCCATAAAATAGTCCCACTTTGTTCTATCATACTTACACAGAATGTGGACTGTGTACATATATCCCCACTGCTCAAATAAGGTCATCCCTCCTCCACCTGTCGTATCATCTCTTTCGCCTCGTTCAGCAGGTTGTCCACTTTCAGCAGTTCGGCTTCCAAATAGCTCTGCATAAGATTGGGTAATTCTTCCGATACCTTGCAAAAAAAAACAGCCACACCGAATCCAATCTCTAAATTTAGTTGCTCCTTAAACAACTTCATGCGTTGTTGGAATTCCAATGGCTTTCTGAATGGCATGTACCACACCTTCTTTTCTTTGCAGAATATACTCACGATTGTTGGCAACTGCTCTGCCAGATTCTCTCCTGTAATCTTTAACAGCGACAAGTCAGTAAGGTTGCTCACCTTGATGTTGTTGTTGGATGGATCAAAGACAAACTTGCGATGTGCCAACTTAAACTTGGCCATGAATCTACCTTTTAACTCTACCGCCACAAATTCATACATTGCCTTGCGATACTCGTTGAACTCTGCCATTGGCATTGATTCAAGTTCTGACAAAGGAATCTTTGTAAGTAGTGAAATCAGTTTACAATCCTTTTCAAGAAGGTCAACTGGTAAGATGCACTCTTGCTTCCTTGCTGTTTCAAAATCAGCATATTGACCTAATGTAAGATTACCCCATGAGAATTTCTTCATAATAATATAAGTTAGATTAATTGATTTGTACAACCCCCTTCATCACCTAACATTGTAGATGCCTGAATTCTTGTTTGACTTCAATGAGTAGTATGCGATGCAGGTAGCCATAACACCGTCATCGTGGAATCCTGATGGTGCAGAATACTTGACCGACTTGGAAGCAGGATTGTATTCGTAGGTGAATACCTCGAATTCTTTTTTTAGCCAATCTATTGGTAGGAACTGCACCTCTTTATTGTTGTTGGCTACTATGAGAGCTTCAATGATGTCTTGCTTTGATTTCGATGTGGTGACGAATGGATAGATTCTATCCCTGTGCATCACACCCTTCTGCACCTGCTCAAAGATAGCATCACCAATGCTGTTCACCTCAACAAACGTAAATGCTTGATAGGTGTTGATGTGCTTACATACCTCCGATACAATGTTGCTCCATGTCGTTTGCCTCCACCTGTCTGCAAATACCATCTGCCCTTGTTGGTTGAAGATAGTCAGGACAGTGTAATCATCTGCCCTTCCCAAGTCAAGACCTGCATAATACTTTGGTGATGTGTCAACCTGTGTTGAATAGTTGATGTGCATGAACAGACCACTACCCCCATCGAGAAATTCAGCCATGTACTCTTGCTTGAAGATATGTTCTGGTAGTGTGAGCTTCGCATCGTCAATCTCTGATCTCTGAATCATTGGATTGTCGTAGGATGACATTGAGAATGACTTGTATTGCGGATTGACTGAATCTAATTGATGCAAGTGGTAGAAGTGATTCTTACCTCTCGGTGTGGAAATCAATATAACCTTCTTGCCTTTCACCAGTACAGTTGCCCGTAACACTTCTGTCCATGCCTCTGCATCCATGAACGCAAACTCATCGCATATCAGATAGTCAAAGGTGTAACCACGAATGTTGTCGTATCTCTCGGATGAAAAGAATTGGATAGTTGAGCCATTGCGATATTCGACAATCAAATCACCCTTGTTGATGTTCTTGTAAATCTCTGGTCGCTTGATGAATGCCTTGTATGTGTCGGCAAATACTTTCTTCGCTTGTTTATACACAGGCGATACCCATGCTATCTTACTGCGTGGATTATTCAATGCCCAATACATCATTTGGTTGGTAGCCATCATCGTCTTGCCAAACTGCCTACCGATACAAATCACATAGTATTTGTATTCC